ATTTAATTTATATTTGTTAACTAGATTAAATGAAATTATTTTATTTTTTTTTATTGACTTAATTTTTAAAATATGTTTGCTTGACAGTAAATATATAATAGGGGTTTTATTTGTTTATTTAAAATATGGCAAGATTGTGATATCTATACAACCCATGGGCAAGTGCCATAGCCCCTACCCGCCACATATATATAATACTCACACAAAATTATCAGATTATAGTGTTAACTAGTTGGGGGTGCGTTACAGGCATAAAAAAACCCCACCGGTTTAGGCAGGGTTGTTTAGTTTGAAATATATAAAAAGGTCTGATATAGGTGTTAATGCTCCCGGCAGGTCTATATATATTATACACCCCTCTGCGAAATTGTCAAGAAGAAAAAAAAAGTATTGACAAATGTTAACTAGAGGTGTATAATAGGACATATGAGTTTTTTACAAACACAAACAAACAACAACAATAGAAACCTTACAGAGCAACAACAGAAGTTTTTAGATGCTTTAAGTGGCGAAGCCCAAGGAGATATAAAAGCGGCACTTCAAGTTGCAGGTTATAAGGATACTAGTTATTATGCTGTTGTCAAAAGTCTCCGACAGGAGATTATCGACACAGCTAATACGATACTAGCCCATTCAGCACCTAAAGCAGCAAAGAAGTTAGTTGATGTTTTAGAAAGTGATGAACCTATTCCACAGGTTAACGCAAAGCTACAAGCTGCCCAGACCTTATTAGATAGAGTTGGAGTAGCAAAGAAAGAAAGTATTAATGTTAATCACAATCATAGTGGTGGAATCTTTATACTACCAGATAAAAAGGAAACTATTATAGACGCAAAACCAGTTGAGGTAGAAGAGAATGACTAAAGTATTTTATTTATTACTATTCCTTAGTACTTCAACTAGTCCGCAGTATTATCAAAAAGGAATGTATTTTACTTCTATAGCAGAATGTGAAATATATAAACCAGTTGCAGTTGAAGTTATGAAACAAGAAGCAGCAGAAGCAGGATTTACTGATGTATATATTGATGGACAATGTATTGAAGTTGAAGTACAGGAGTATAAGCCAAGTCTAGGCACATAATGCTTACTAAAAGAAAAACATCTACAATACCATTTGGTTATAAGGAAGCGAATGAAAAAGGTTTTCTTGAAGCAATACCGGAACAGTTAGAAGAATTAGAACAAACAAAGAAGCATATCATTAATGGTTCACTATCATTACGAGGTGCGGCAGAACAATTAGAACATAAGACTGGTCGTAAGATATCTTATGTAGGATTAAAGAAGATAGTTGATAAGTCAAGAGTAAAAGGATTACTAGACAAAAGATGAGTAAAGACCCAAAAAAAGGTACAGGTAAAAAACCTAAAGGTTCTGGTAGAAGACTTTACACAGACGAAAATCCAAAAGATACTGTAAGTATTAAATATGCAACAGTATCAGATGCAAAGAAAACAATTAGTAAAGTTAAAAGAATTAATAAACCATACGCAAGAAAGATACAGATTCTTACTGTATTAGAACAAAGAGCAAAAGTACAAAATAAAAACGAACAAGCTAGACTTGCAAAAGCAGCAAAGAAACAATTAAAGAATAAAAGGGATTCGTAATGGTTGGAAGACCAAAGGGTTCTAAAGCCCCAAGGCATTTGTCTATGGAGACTAAGGCAAAGCTACAAGCTAGAAAAGAATTAAGAGATAAAGAAAAAGAATTAGCAAAGCTAGAAAGAAAGATAGCTAAAAAAAGAAATAATTTAAACGAAAAGAAAAAAGTTTTAACAAAGGTTGAACTGGCGGTTGACCCAAAGCGACAACAAACTACCAATAAAAATACAGTTCTTACTGAATCAGAGTTTAGTAAAGCACCGAAACAAGTTCGAGACTTTGTAAAAGAAAACAAAGAGTCCATAGTATTTAAACCTAATGATGGACCGCAAACAGATTTCCTAGCAGCAGGAGAACAAGATGTTCTTTATGGCGGTGCTGCAGGGGGTGGTAAGTCTTATGCAATGTTAGTTGACCCATTGAGGTTCATGCATAGACCAAGCCACAGAGCATTACTTCTGAGAAGAAGTATGCCAGAGTTAAGAGAATTAATAGATAAGTCCAGAGAATTATATACCAAAGCTTTTCCGGGTGCAAAGTTCAGAGAAGTAGAAAAGGTATGGAAGTTTCCCTCGGGTGCTACATTGGAGTTTGGTTATCTTGACAGAGATGCAGATGTGTATCGCTATCAAGGTCAAGCTTATAGTTGGATAGGTGTTGATGAATTAACACAATACCCAACAGAGTTTCCACTTCAATACTTGCAATCACGATTAAGAACAACAGACCCAGAAATAAAACCTTATATTCGGTGTACTGCAAACCCCGGTGGAGTTGGTGGACATTGGGTGAGAAAAAGATATCTCGACCCAAATCCTCCTAACGAAGCATTCAAAGGACCAGATGGTCTAACAAGAAAATTTATTCCTGCAAGATTGGAAGACAACCCATATCTATCAGAAGATGGTAGGTATGAAAAGATGCTAGAGTCTTTACCTCCAATCCAAAGAAAACAATTACTAGAAGGTAATTGGGATGTAGCAGAAGGTGCAGCATTTGTTGAGTTCAATCCAGAAATCCATGTTATACCTCCTTTTAAAATACCAGTACATTGGACTAGACTAAAAGGGATTGATTATGGCTATGCTGCCGAGTCTGCTTGTGTGTGGGCAACTATAGACCCAGATGATGATACACTAATTATTTATCGTGAACTTTATCGAAAAGGTTTAACAGGTGAAGACTTAGCTAACATTCTTCGAGAATATGAACAAGACGATAGAAGAAGTGTACAAGGAGTATTAGATACTGCAGCTTGGAACAAGACAGGTGTGGGAGGACCAACAGTAGGAGAGACATTGGTCCGAGCAGGACATAAGTTAAGACCCGCAGATAAAAATAGAATTCAAGGAAAGATACAGATACATGAGTATCTTAAACAAAACAAAACAACAGGAAGACCAAGACTACAAATATTTTCTAATTGTGTAAATTTAATTAGAGAGTTACAAAGTATTCCTGTTGACCCTAATAAGCCGGAGGATGTAGATACTAAAGCATCAGACCACGCATATGATGCACTTAGATATTTAATTATGTCAAGACCACAGAAACCTTCTGCTTATAGTCAGATGAGAGATATAAAAAGATTTACACCATCTGACCCTACATTTGGTTACTAATGAAAGACAAACGAACATACGATAGTTATAAAGACCATAGTAATGATATGTCGTATGAAAATGAAGTGAGGATAGAAAATAAAATGTTTTTAGCAAATACAAAAATGAGAGCAAAGATAATAGAAAGTCTAATAGCACATGCGAAAGGACATATACAAAAACACAAAGCTAATATTGATGTGTTTTTAGAAAATCCTGCAGGTGTAGCGGAACATCCAGATGTCGTTGAAACAATTGAAAAAGAATTGGAGATAATGGCAAAGTATGATGACCAATTAAATATTCTTGAAAAGTATTTTAAGTAATGCCTACATATACATTTAAAGACTTACAAACTGGAGAAGAGTTTGATAAAGTCATGTCATATGAAGAGATGCTTAAATACAAAAAGAAAAAGAATATTGAGTATGTTATCAAACCATTTAAGGTATTTAGATTAAATGATATGGGTGGACCAGAAGATAGTTTTAGACAATGGTGCAGACAACCCGAAGCAGATATAGATACTAGTAAATCTAAAAATTTTAGAAACTCAAAGAAAGATTATTTATACAGTAATGCCAAAGACAAGTAGCCCTATAGTTATAGGTGATAAGGAATATCACAAGTATTTAATAATCTGGGAGGATATATGCGGGGATTCAACGATTACTGATTATAATGAATTTACTAAGATGTCAGTAGCTAAAATCAATACTGAAGCTTATATATTTAAGAAAACTGATAAGTATGTGTGGAGTTTTGCATCATATCAGAATGATAATGGTGAAGTAGCTTTTGGGGACAGAAATGTATATCCTCGAAGTGTAATAAAGAAAATGATTAAAATTTAAAAAACACTTGACAAAACGAGCAAGTGGGTGTATAATAAAGGTATAACTAGATATGGTAGATTACAAAGACACAACTGAACCTAAAGACGAAGAAAACCAAGAGAAACAACAAGAAAGCAATAGATTAGCTTCTTTTGTTTATGACAGGTTTATTACTTCTGAACGAGCAAGACAATCTGATGAAGACAGATGGCTTGAAGCTTTTCATAATTACAGAGGTCAGTATTACAAGAATGTTCAATTTAGAGAACATGAGAAGTCAAGAGTCTTTGTAAAAGTAACTAAGACAAAAGTTTTAGCTGCATATGGACAACTAGTAGATGTATTGTTTTCTGCTAACAAGTTTCCAATATCAGTAGAAGAAACAAAAGTACCAGAGGGTGTATCTGAATATGCTCACCTTAATCCTGTAGGAGAAAACTTACAGAACTCTGGACCAAGTATTGAAGGCGGTGCAGACCAATCACAACCATCAATGTCACCAGAGCAAATGTCTTTGGTTGGATTTGAAGGTGATGGTAGAGAGTTACCAAAGGGTGCAACATTTACTGGACTTCAAGAAGATAAAGAATTTTTAGGTTCACTTAAAGATGAACTAGGAGATGAAGCTGTTAAAGAAGGTTCTGCTCCATTGCCAGAGATGGCACAAATAAGACCTGCTACTACACTAGCAAGACGAATGGAAAAATTAATCCATGATGAGATTGATGAGTCTAGTGGGTCACAAGAATTAAGAAACGCAATCTTTGAATCTGTTTTATTAGGAACAGGTATTATCAAAGGTCCTTTTACTTTTAACAAAACTTTACATAGATATGTTAAGAATGAAGATGGTACAAGAAGTTATCAACCAGAACAAGTAAAAGTACCTAGACTAGAATTTGTAAGTGCATGGGATTTTTATCCAGACCCAAATGCAAAAACTATTGATGAATGTGAATATGTTGTACATAGACACAAACTAAATAAAAATCAATTAAGAGATTTATTAGATAGACCTTTCTTTGATAAAGAAGCAGTACTAGAAACTTTACAAGATGGTCCTAACTATCGTAACAGAACCTTTGAAACACAAATCAAAGCAGAAGATGATAGTAACACAACTGAGACAGATAGATTTGAAGTACTAGAGTTCTGGGGTTGTGTAGATAAAAAAGTTTTAGAAGATGCTCAGATACCTGTTCCAGAAGGAATGGATGATGAGAAAGAAATGCAAATCAATGCATGGGTAACTGAAAACAGAGTGTTAAGAATGGTAGTCAATCCATTTAAACCTTACAGAATACCATACAACGCATTTCCTTATGAGAAGAACCCATATAGTTTCTTTGGTATTGGTGTACCAGAGAATATGAAAGATGCTCAACAAATTATGAATGGTCATGCAAGAATGGCTATTGATAATTTAGCTTTATCGGGTTCACTTGTTTTTGATGTTGATGAGTCAGCATTAGTAGCAGGACAAAACATGGATGTATATCCGGGCAAGATATTTAGAAGACAAGCAGGTATGCCGGGTCAAGCTATTCATGGATTAAAGTTTCCAAACACATCAACTGAGAATATGATGATGTTTGATAAGTTTAGACAGTTGGCAGATGAGTCAACAGGAATACCTTCTTACTCTCATGGTCAGACAGGTGTTCAAAGTATGACAAGAACAGCTTCTGGTATGTCAATGTTATTATCAGCAGCAAACTTAAATATAAAAACTGTTGTAAAAAATTTAGATGATTTCTTATTAAAACCTTTAGGCGAAGCATACTTCCAATGGAACATGCAGTTTTATGAAGGAGACTTAGCAATCGAGGGAGACCTTGAAGTTAAGGCAACAGGAACATCTTCTTTAATGCAAAAAGAAGTTAGGTCACAAAGACTTACAATGTTCTTACAAAGTGTACAGAATCCTGCGATTGCACCATTCGTTAAGATTCCAGAATTAATTAAGGAACTAGCATATACATTAGACCTTGACCCAGAGACAGTAATCAATGACCCTAATGAAGCAGAAATATATGCGAAGATTATAGGACTACAAAATGCAAGACAGAACCAAGCAGTTGGTGGAACAGATAGTCCAGAGTCCCCAATGGACACACCTCAAGGAGTACCTAACCAATCTCCAACACCAGACAACTCGGGAGTTGGCAATGGCACAATCGGAACAGGAGGTGTTCCGCAAACAGGGGAAATGGAATTTACTGGAGCAGTTAATCCAACTGGACAAAACTAATAAACTTAACAAACAGGAGAAATAACTATGCCAATGGGAAAAGGAACTTACGGAAGTACAAAAGGAAGACCACCTAAAAAGAAAATGATGGGTGGAGGAATGGCTACCAAAAAGAAAAAAATGATGGGTGGCGGAATGATGAAAAAGAAAATGATGTATGGTGGAATGGCATCTAAAAAGAAAAAATAATTTAAATGGCTACTGAAAAATTAAAAAATCAAATGGATGGGTTTATGCGACCCGCAACAGATGAAGCACCTACTATGGGGTTGTATGATACTAATACACCCCAAAGTGTGCGTGAAGGAACTCCATTAAGATTATTTGATAAAACCAGAGCAAGATATAAAACAGGTGATGTTGTAGAAGATAATTACAACAGAGCATTAGCTATTTATAGTGCAATGAAAAATGCTGATGAATCAGATGCAAAAATAAAAGAAAGAATTGGTGAACTCCAATATAATAAAATTATTATGAATAAAGCAAATGTTAAGAAAGCTGCTACAGGTGGCTTAATGGGTGGTGACCCTAGACTTGGAAAAGTAGAAGATGTAGGTTATCAAGCTTATGCATATGGTGGACCAGTTCTTAAAATGGCAGCAGGTGATACACCTTTTCAATCATGGTTAAGTTCAACATATGATAAAAAAGTAGAAGATTTATCTGCACAAGAATATAGTTTATTTTCACAAGAGTGGACAAGATTAAATAATAAAAAAGCTGAAGGTGGAGAAATTAAAATACCAGAACTTGCACCAGAAGCAGAAACTTCTTTAGAAATGCAAATGGAA